CAGATCCACCAATCCCATGCCTTGCATTTAACCAGGAATCAAAGGAATCGAACTGGATCCGTTTGATTCCTTTGCTGATCTCAATTTCCTGCATCTTTAAACCTCTTTCCCAGTTCTTCTAATTTAGGAAACACGATATTAAACTGTTCTTCTAACATTTCACAAAACTCAATTCCTGCATTTCCATACTTTTCTCCAATGATCAAAGCATTTCCAAGAATCGGGTATCCATGGCGATCTGTCTCATACAGCCATGAAGCTATCTTATTTAATTTGGTTTTGTCACAGTGAAAATAAAATTCTTCATCAACCAACATGCTTACTTTTGATCCTGGTACATTTTTAATCTCAATTCCTGCACCGATCTCTGTATATAATCTCTTGGGCTGTACATGTTCAATTAGCTCACATCCATTCCCGATGTGTTCTCTCAACTTTTTCCATGATTTAAGTCCCCCATCTGGATATTCCAGCTCTTTTACCTCATTATCAGTTGTGATCAGAATCATCTTTCCCATTGTCGCTTCCTCTTCTTTCTTCTAATAATCCCATCAATTTTTCTTTCAGATACCCTGCTTCGATTATACAGTTCGGATTGTCGAGAAACAGCATTGTACTGTAATCTGGTCGCTGTTCTGCACTAAAGCCATTTTCCCAGATCTTAACGCTTAGCACTGCGGTGGCTCCGTGATATTCAACGTATACACACGGAACACCTGGCTCTCGCCAATCTATCCAGTCTATAGTTCCATCTGTCATTTCTTGCAGTCGCAAAGATAGATCAAAGATCTCAATTGCTGTTTTTCTGATTTCACTTTTCTTCTGATCTGTGTTATACTGTTCTTGCTTGTTTAGCAATGTGCCTAATGGAGTTGCCGCTCCGTGGGCACTTTTTTCTTTCTTATCTATCAAATTTCTTCACTCCTTCCTCAAATACTACTGCTGTGATCAAACATACCGCAGCTAATTCTTTAAAGATTCCAATTGCGATCAGCACTGCTGCCGTGCAGATCATGGCTTTTGTTTCTGTATGCATCTTTATACTCCTTTCTTAAAATCCAAAGCGTTTATCAAAATAGCTTTTCTGGATTTTTCCTGCAATCGGTGACATATATCCATTGTCTTCTAGCTCTTTGCGAAGTTGTTTGATTACCCGATATGCGGTTGTCTGTTTACATCCAAGCATCTTCATAACATCCTGGCAATCATACATTTCGATCTCTGTAACCATTTGTTCTTGCATAATTTGTTCCTCCTATGTTTCTCTCTGCCCAGCATTTTAAACTTTGTGCTACTGATGATACTTTGTCTAATGTATCAATGATAAACTGCATCCGCGGCCTTTCGTCTTCACTGATCACGCCATCTTCTGTAATAGTAATCAGCTGGTCCTGAACATTTCCAAGATTTCGAAAGATTGCAACTGCTTTTATTGTGAGCCTGTCCAAATCTTCGATATCATTAATTTCAGGAATATCTGCTCCTAAAGGACAGATATGTTTGCAATAATAATTCCGAAGCTCCGGAGCATGATAAGCCGTTGACATTAATTCAACACTCTCTGGAGGAATTCTCTTTGTAACTCCTAATTCATAATCAGCTAGTGTCGACGGATGCATCATCAGGATTTCAGAAGCACTTTCTCTGGATCTTAGGTTTCTGTTTTCTTTTGCCGCCTTAATTCTTGCTACATACCAAACGCTTTCTTCTTTTGCATCTTTTTTCATCTGCTGTACCTTACCTTTTTTACCAGACGACTTAAATACACTGGCCAATGTTATTTTTAATATTCAATTTTCAACAATTAACAAATCAATATTTTTTATCAAGAAGAACTTTCTATGTTTTTAGCAGTTGTGATGTTGTGCATTTATAGGGATCATACCAACATATTCAAGTGGCCAGTGTGTTTAAGTCGTCTGTGTATTAAAATCTTATATTTAGCTACTATGTTTTTTCATAAATCTTGCCCTCTGATCCTATGTCGCAATATTCCAACAATATTTACAATTAAATCAGAGTTAAATTTTGTGATTATAAGTACATGCTGTTCTTTGGTGGTTTAATACCCAGAATACCGCTGATCTTGCTTACAGCTTCTTCTCCGTATTGTCTGCCATTGAGCAGCGCTGATACATATTCTCTTGTGTATCCTGTTGTTGTTGCTAAGTCTCCAAAATTCATGTCTTTATCGATGAGAGCTTTTCTTGCTCTTTTGCACCAAGGTGGTAATACTTTTCCCATTCAATAAGCCTCCTTTCTGTTTATGTTTTTAATTTACAAATGTAAAATAAAATGATAAAATGTAGATTAATCAATTATCATTATTTGAACATCTGCCATTAATGTAAAAAGGCAGCGATCAATGATAATATCGAAATAAATAATGGAAATTTTGGATGTTTGAGTAACAACTTATCAAGTCTTCTATCTATAAGATCAAGGATGAATAAAATTGGTATTAGGCAGATAATTATCGCTATTCCTGCATAAAACCAAATAAACTGTAAGCTCTTGATCATATAGTGTAGTAATACTTGAAAAAATCGGATCATTTCAACACCTCCTTTTTCATTTTTTATTTCACATTTGTAACTTATATTTATATAATACTAGCCAAAAACCTATATGTCAATAGTTTTTCGGCTAATTAGAGGTGATTTCTATTGTTAACTGAACGAATAAAAGAAAAAGCAACACCATTAGGCTATTCTTTTGCTAGTATAGAGCGCTCTATTGGCTTAGGAAATGGTGTAATTCGTAGATGGGACACTCGCACACCATCTGCCATTAATCTTAAGGCTGTAGCCGATTTATTGAATTGTTCTATGGAATACTTACTCACAGGAGAAGATAATAAGAATGAAACATCAAATATTACTTCTTCTACTTCTGACCAAGAATGGTTAGATCTGATACATCAATTACCGGAAGATGTACAACGAGAATACAAAGCCGAGATCAAAGGCTATATAAAGGCACTTAATAAAGAATCCGGAGAAATGCCGGGAAAATCATTAGCTTAGAGTGGTACCTAAGCAATGTACATAAGAGAAAAGAAAATAAGAGTGAAAGGTAATTAAATTGGTTATTCAAAGAATTGTCACACTATTAAAAGAGAAAGAACTTAAAAAATCAGATTTATGCAAATATTTGGGGATAAATAATAGCACAATGGCTAACTGGCAATCTAGAAACACAGATCCACCTTCCAAATATATAATTCCAATATGCGAATTTTTGGATGTTTCACCGTATTATTTGCTTACAGGAGAAGACTCTAATAAAAATAATAACTTCATTTCTCCTAGTGATCAAGAAGTGTTGGAGTTGTTGCACCAATTACCAAAAGATGTACAACAGGAATATAAAGCAGAAATCAGAGGATATGTTAAAGCCGTTAATAAAAAAATATCAAAAAAATCATTGGCTTAGAATGCAATATCCAAACTTTTTATAAAATTGAGGTGGGTCAATTGACACCAATAGACAGAATTCTAAATTTGATGGAACAAAATAATGTAACTGCTGCCACTTTAACAAAGGAGATTCCGCTAACCAATGGTGTTATCTCTCAATGGAAACGCGGAAAGCAAAATCCATCAACTGATTCGATTATAAAAATTGCTAATTATTTTCATGTAACAACAGATTATATACTTTTAGGAAAACAAAATTTAAAAACAGGAGATGGTTATTTGAAAGAAATAAATGAACGAATAACTAATTTGCTTTCTTCCAATTCGGCTTTTTCTCAAAAAGATTTAGCTAATTATATTGGAAAACAACCAAGTACACTCAGTAATTGGTTATTAAAAGATCGCGAAATACCATCAAGTTATTTGATACCCATTTGCGAATATCTTAACGTTTCGCTGAACTATCTTTTAACTGGATCAGAAATAGAATCATCAAACGTAACTACTTCTGCTTCTGATCAAGAATGGTTAGATCTGATACATCAACTACCAGAAGATGTACAACGAGAATACAAAGCTGAGATCAAAGGCTATGTAAAAGCACTTAATAAAGAATCCGGAGAAATGCCGGGAAAATCATTAGCTTAGAGTGGTACCTAAGCAGTATACATAAAAAGAAAAACATTAATATAAAGCACAAGGGGATATAATGGGTTTATTAAATTCACTGTTTGGAAATAACGAACTAAATGATAAAATTCAAGAATTAGAGACTGTCAATTCTGAAATGGAAGCAAAAATTGCGGATCTTGAAAACGAAAAATCAAAATTAGAATCATTTCTAACACCAGAAATGAAAGATTTGGAATCATTAAAAAAACAGATTGCTGAATCCCAAGTTGAATTTGCACATCAAAAAATAACACAAGAACAGCTTTTAAAAGAACAATACGATAAATATATGGATGAAATATCTAAACAAAAGTCTCTTATTCTTGCTTACAATGATGAAATCAATGAGTTGAATTCAAATATAAAAGATTTAAAAAAGGATATCATTACATTTTCTGACGAGATCTTAGTTCAAGATTTTGGACTATATGAGCCACGATACTCTTTTATTAATGCAGATGCTTATAAAGCTGAACTTACAAACATCCGTAACAAACAAAAAGCTATGATCAAAGATGGTTCTGCTGTATCTGGTAGTATAGACTGGCAAGTAAATGGTAGTGCTGCACAGGGTCGTAAAATGATAAAAGACATGCAAAAACTACTGCTTCGTGCATTTAATAGTGAATGTGATGAAATTATTAATAAGGTAAAATACAATAATTATGACACATCTGTTAAAAAGATGGAACGAAGTTTTAACGCTATTGCAAAATTAGGAATAACAATGTCTATTTCTATAACTTCTAATTACTATGATCTAAAGATTCAAGAGCTTCAATTGGCATTGGAATATCAGATTCAAAAGCAACG